TTCTTAAAAAGATTAATATTGCTTCAATGTCACCTTCCATTAAATCCTCAATACGAACATCTGGTTCGTATATCTTTGCTCTCAATAATGACTGTGTCATATCTGTACCACCACCCATTAAGATATTCTCGTCACTTGCTGTAAGATAACCTACTTTAATAGATTTCTTTTTGTTTTTGTAGAATACACCTTGTGTTGGTAAAGGAACTACATCATGTGGTAATGAAAAGTTTGCTTGACCGTATTCTTTTGCTTGATTGTCCATATAAAAAATTAACCGTAAAGTTTATGTGCTTTACGGTTAAATATAATTGTAATTAGTTTTTTATAAATAGTATTAGTATACTAACACACATCTATCCATTCTCAAAGTTGCCGCGATTGTTGCTAAACCGTCTTGGTTATAAGCCAAGGTGTTAAAGTTAACATCTGTTAGGAATGTACCATATAGAATCCACTTTTCAACAACAACACCCGTTGGGTCCAACATCTCAAGGTCCACATCTTTTTTGTAACCCGCAGCATATCCCATACGACCTGTTACTGACTCGGCGTGTAAACGCACCCACTCCATAAGAGCTTGTGCCGCAGAAGGTCCAATTGGGTCTCTGAATGTTACGTTAATTGTTTGCCAGTTAAATCTACCTGCAACATATGTTGAGGTGTTCAAAAATGGAATCTCTGTCGCCCCAATTGTAATGTGTGGTCTAGCCGCAGATTCTACGAACCACTCATTAATACCTAAACTTGATGGAAACCTTAGAATGAATCGGTTTTGACGTTTCGGTTCGTAAGGAATCGGCATTTTCATCAGTAAATCAGCCATATTATTTAAATTTTGTTTCTATGTTTATAACGATAAATATATCCGTTTGAAAAATTTTTCTCTTTACTTATTTTTTTAAAAACGGTATTCTTATTTTACTTCCTTTTTAGTGCCTCCAGCAGTAGAATAAGTCTTAACTATATTATCTGGTTTATTTTTAAAATGCTTTTGCATTACTTCTATATTTCTAGGGTCATCGTCACTAAAACCTATTGTTGGTTCTGCTGGAATAAATTTATTACCTATATCATTTTTTAAGTAAGCTCTTTTATTTAGAACTGCTGCCATCCCTTTAATATAACTCACAAAATCTTCCATTGCACGGACCTTCGCCTCTTCAGGATTTTGAGCCCCCTTATCGTCCCCAAAAGAAACGGGGTGGTATTTGTTAAGTTCTAAATATGACTTGATTAATTCATCGTCGCTCATTTCGTCTTCACCAACAAACGACCTATATTTTTTTAAATTTTTAATCAACTCTTCTTTGTCAATACCATTAAACCCTTCTATAATATAATTGTAGACAGCTTCTTTTAAAGTGCTTGGGTTATGACCTCTCGCAGTAATGATTGAAAAAATTGACCCGTTATTAATCGCCTCTCTAAAATCATCAAAAGCTGGACCAGTTTTGGCTCTCATTGCATCCACTAAAAAATCTTTATCTCCCTCGGTTCTAAAATTTCTAAAAGGATTTTCTCCAAACCCTACAATCATTTTACCCTTATATTCAAAAGGTTCTTTTCCAATATGATGTCTATGTTCCGCAAAATCATCAGTAGACATTCCAACCTCATCTCCGTCCTCATCTTTTACAATAATTTTTGTAGGCATGTGGACAATATTGTCGTCCCAATCGAACGCATAATATTTTAAATCTGGTGAACCCTCACCCTTAAACCCTTCTGTAAACTCTTTTCTCATTTGGCTAAAGGGGGGAATTAATCCCCCCGTTAATTATTATTAGATATTTTCAAACGAAGCTCCTGTTGGAGTGATGAAGAATTCGATGTCGATGAATTCTAACGCCTTCGTTGGTTTTAAGTATATCTTACCTGTTAATGTGTTTCTATCTAAGTCTTCAGGTGTTGAAGAAACTGTTACACGGAAATCATATAAACCTCTGTCTCTTCTGATTGAATCTAAGATAGGGTTAACACTATCCAAGAATTGTTGTCTAACGATTTGGTCGTTTTGTTCGAACAATAATCTTACCGCTACCGCTGAAATCAACTTACGAGCTTGAAGTAATAATCTTCTTACGTTCAATCTGTTAAGTGCTGTGTCAGCAACTTGTAACGTTTTGTTACCCCAAATTACAGTTCCTACATCAGAGAAGGTTGCGATAGGGTTGATTCTACCTTGGTACAATGTGTCTCTATCTTCTTGAGTTAATTTAACTCTCGCTTTGATTGAGTTTACAAGACCTCTTGTGTAACCCGCTGATGCGAACCATGGGAATGCAATGTTATCTGTTAACGCTAAGTTTCTACAAACTTCACCTGTTGGAGGTAAGTAGATTTGTGTATTGTTTACAGTATCTCTTACTAAAATCCATGGGTAGTAAGTCGCCGTATAGTTAGAATCAATTCCTGTGTTATCTAAGTTATCAACCGCCTCTTGTGGGTAGATGATATCTAATGAGTTTGTTCCATCAGGAGTAAACATTAGGTAATCAGGAGTTGTTGCGATATACACAGAATCCGCTCTTGAGTATTGTACCATGTCAATAGCTTCCTCAACAAGGTTTGAGTTATTTACATAATCAATTGCTGAAGTTGCGAACACGTTAATGTTAGTTGACTCGGGGTTAGCAAATGTTAAGATACCAAGTAAGTAAGCGTAATAGTCAGTGTTTGCAAAATCTTGAGTATTGTTTTGAACAACTATTCTCTTGAATAAACCTTGACCTGTCGCTGTTGGGTATCTTGCCGATACAGAAGCTCCCGCTAAATAACCTGTAGAACCTAATTGGAATCTATCTAAGTTTGTTCTTGATTCTCTATAAATGTCCCAACCATCAAATCCACCTGCAAAACATACTGTGTATTTTCTTGAGTAAATAAAGTAGTAAGGGTTTTCTTGTGTTTCTGGGTCTCTTGTAAAGTTAGCAACACCACATTCAAAAGCCGTTTCACCACTTGTTAAGAATGAGTTTGATATTGTACAAACAGTTGCACCTGAGTCCATGTGGAAACCTTTACTTAAGTAATTCCAAGGTGTTCCGTCTACAGGTAAAGCTGATGCCACCCAGTTAGATGGATTTTGTGTTCCTTTATATTGTAAGAATGAATCATCAATCCCAAATTGACTTGAGAAACCTAAGTAACTTCTTCTTATGATGTCTCCAGCTGATTCGGTTGCATTTGCCGCTGAACCAAATGGAGGGTTGTATATTGTTTCTCCAGGGTAGTAATATTTTGTTTTAAATTGAGGTATTGGTGATGGATTCAATGTTGAAGCATATTCTCTTTGAGTATATCCATAGAATCCACAAGGAATTGCATCAATTGGTGCCTCATCCGCCATCTCAACCATTATATATCTTGATACTAAAGCGTACTCTCCATTAGATGAACCAATCTTCTTAGCCACAAAGTTGTTAGAACCTGGGTCCATATTACAATTTGTGAATTTTTCAATAACCACAGGGTTAGCGTCAGTGTCAAAGAAATTTCTTACTAAGACATCAAATGTCATGTTATTAAATGAAAGGTTTGCGATAGACACTTTAACTTCAGTGTTTGCTGCATCTCCATCAGATATTGAGATGAATTTGAATAAGTTATAAACCTTATTACCTCTTAATTCTGAAACTAAGAATGGTGTACTTGGTGATTTATATTGTGTTACGTTATAAGCGATAGACTGTGGGTCTTGACTTCTAGCACCTTCAAGTGCAATTAAATCACAACTTAGACCACGAATGTAACCTTGGTTGTAAGCGTAATTTAAAGAACCAGGATAAATTTCTTCAACATATACTGGTACCTCATTTCTTGATTTACCAAAGTTATCAATTCCTAAAACTTTAGTAATATATTTAGATGAAGCCGCAGACATAGAAGTTTCAAAAGAGAAATTATCTCCGTCTTTAGTTACACCTGATACTAAGAATGTTTCAAATGGTGATTGGGTAACTCCTGAATATTGTTCAGTACAAACCATTTGTAAGTCCGTTAATCCACTAACTTCATAAACAGGACCGTGTAAATCAGTTTCTGTACTATTACTATAAAGAGAGATACCTCTTGAACGTAAAGTCGCAATAACCATATTATTATAATCTGTGTAAGCAGTACCAGAATAAACATATGAGTTACCTGTAATTGTTCCTGTGTAATTACCGTTACCTAAAGACACCAAGTTAGATACTACATAATAAAACGAGTATCCTGAATACGCATTACCTGAAGTAATATCAAAGTTTGCGTAATACCAAGGGTCGTTATTATCAGAACTTAAATCGTTTGATGTTAAATTAACAGATTCAACTCCATACTCATTTACAATATTAGAATATGATAAAGATAAATTATCATAATCGGTTTCAGGGATTGAACCGTACACTACAGCAGTTGTTGCGGATAATGACGGGTCATCCATTACAGAATCCAAATTAGTAGTAAAATCTAAACTTAAAGAAGATGTACTTCCATCAGATAATCTATATTGATTATTTAAATTAACTGTTACAGGTCCAGGTAATGAACCAGA